GTATCGTTTTAAGTTCATCAGCAGTTAAACCAATGCGATCAAGAATTGCTGCCTTAGCAGTTGCCTTTGCTTGTATTTCGGCTTTTCGTGCATCAGCATTTTTAGCATCTATTGCTATCTGAGCAATTTCCTCAGCGTTTGCATCTCTGACAATTTCCTCGCCAGTTTCGCAATTAACAATTTTTACCTGTGGTTTAGTGTTAGTCATTATTTAACTCCGTAAAGTAGCGCTGTGCCCGATGTAAAATTGCCAGTATTTAATTTTATTAAAATAGATGAAATTGCAGTATTTTGATTATAGAAAGCAGGATATACGCCAAAATATGCTTTAGTTGTTGTAATGGGGTCAGTAGTAGTTGCATAAGTATTGATGCTTTTGCGAGTTACTCCATTTGTGTAATCTAAAATTTCATGAGATATAAATGAATTAGTAACTGAGTTATCAAGTCCACCTGTGCCAGCAATATCCATTGATGCAACTAATTGAGCTGCACTTAAAGAGGTTTCGGAATAATAAGAACCAGTTGCTGCAAAATATTGACTTGTGGTTACACCATTATATTGCAATTGAACATAAGCAGCATCTGTTGCTGGTAGTGGATTTTTAATAACTAATCTTAAATCATTGTATGTTTGTGGAATAGATGATAAAGTTACAGATGCACCTGTCAAAGTAGTTGTGCTAATTAAAGTCATAGAACCTGCACTCAATGTTTGCCACTCTGGAGCGTTTGCACCAGAATTGACTGCTAAGAATTGACCAGCAGTTCCAAGTCCTAATCTAGTTTTAACATTTGCAGTTGATGAACGATAAGCAAGATCGCCAAGAGTTGTTTCAGGATTTAAGTTCTTGGTTGTTGTATCAACAGATGATCCAAGCGTGCGAATAGCACTTGCGCCATCTTTTACAAGGCTAGTGTCATCTGGTGTAGTCCAGCCGTAATTGGTAGTGGTTGCCATATTATCCTTTATCTCAGGCTACGATTGTAGCGTATTCCCATGTCAAAGTTTGATCTATTGTTTGCCATGTTTCAGTTATTGGTGTTGTATTCCAACGCATCGCCACTTGACTATATGCCACTGGCGACAAGTTGATTGTCAGGAATAATTCGTTGAACCTAGTGCTCCATGACCAGCCTTCCACATAGCCTTCAAACTCACCGCCTGATATTTGATCAGGTAGGTTTTGCAAGTTGAGTGGTTGCCCCATGAATACGCCAAGCAGATTATCCCGATCACTATCGTCAATCTCTGGATTTGTGATTGGGAAGGTAATGCTCTGAAATGCTGGCAATGGAAAGGCTCTTTGAGCAATATAGCGATCTGCCACAGCTTGAGCATCGGTAGCATCGTGAAGAACTGATTGAATGCTTTCGGCTTTGTAGCCATAAGTTGCAATTGATGTTGCAGATGTAGCTGTTTCCTGTGAGCCAAAATTGTTACCATAATTGATGGCAATATCGTTTCGAATATCACCTGATCTAGTAATCGTGCTTAGTCCTTGACCTAATGCATGATTAGCACTCAGATCAACATAGCCGTTAGTAAGCAAGTAGTTCTGCCTGTGGTCTGCATCTGCATACCCAATGTTTCCTTCATTGTCCTCATATAAATATCCAAATGCTGAGTTAGCAATAAGGCTTGCAATGTTGTAAATAGTATCTGTTTCCGCTGCTCTGTTTTCCATTGTGTATAAGCCCGGAGTGTCAATTTCACCAAGTCCTAGATTTAGCGCATTAGCCCATGTTTCAGTTGCATCGTATCCTGCCCAAGTTGTAGCTGCTGGCACATCATTCCAAGTGCCAAGTAATACGCTGGACAATAAAGCATAGATTTGATTGCCATCCTCATCTTGTGAGATTGTTCCTAAATACAATTCTTTTGCTAATTTAACAAGTGATCCCATTGCAAGGACTGAGTATTGAATAACAGTTCCAATTGATCCAGTTGCGCCAACGCTGACTGTAATATCTGTTATATCACCGCCAAATATATTGACATAAGCAGCTGATGTGTCTTTAACTTGCAGACTTAAACTATCATTAATATCAAATGGCAATGTCTGTCCAGTAAGTGCCACAAATGTAATTTGCAAATAAGATGGATTTGGTTGCTGGTAAATATCTGTTCGACCTGCCTGATGCTGAATATCGCTTATTGCAATGTCAGTATAATCAACACCTGCGACAGTAAGTTTCCAATCGGGTGACCAAGCGGTCATTATCTGCCTACTGTTCCGCCGACTAATAATCCTGCTGATCTTGCTGCACTTTGATTTAGCACACTTGCCACAGCTCTTGCAGCACCTTCGCCATCAATAGCATTTACAGTTATATTTGTAACTCCACCGCCTGTTGTGTAACCGCCATTAGGTCGGCTTGGAACTGCCGGCAATCTAGCTGATGGTGCTGGGTTAGAGAATGGGCTGATATTAACTCCGGGAATTATATTAACTGCTCGGATCAGTTCATTGGCAAGTGATACGACCAAGCCAATGGCTTCTCTAAGGAATGTAATAAATCCTGAAATGATGCCTGAAATACTCGCAATGGTTCTGCCAAAACTTGCTGCACCTTGTTGAGTTTCTGACAAGGCTGCGTTTAATCCTGCATCGCCTGTAAGTCCTGCAATAAATCCGTTAAGTGCTGGAACACCAACATCGTTAATAAATGTAATAAACTTCTCAACCTGTGGCAATAAGGCTGTGCCTAGACTTTCCTTAGCCTCATCAAATCCAACTTTTAAGCGATCAATCTTGCCTTGAAATGTTTCTGCGTTTGTAGCAGCTGCGCCACCATAAAGTTCAGATAGTTTTGCCTGCACTTCGGTAAAAGTTAATGTTGAGAGTTCGGCTTTAGATAATCCAAGTCCTAATCTGCCAAGAGCCATTGTGTTGCCATCTTGAGCACGACCTAATGCGTTTGCAACTGTTTCTAATTCAATGCCTTTACCTTTGCTAATATCTAAAGCAAGGCTTAATAATCTTTGTGCTTCACCAGTATCTTTTGTGCTAACTGCAAGTCTTTGCATGGCTGGTCTAAGGCTGTCATCAGCCACGCCTGTTGCTAAAGATGTTTTGAGGATAAAATCCTCAGTTGCCTTTATTTGACCTTCAGTTGCACCTGTGGCAGTCCTTAACGCACTTGCTAACCTAAGTTGCGCAGCCTCATCCTCTATTGCAGCCTTGACGCCATCAACGGCTAATTTAGTGCCATAGGCAACGGCAGCAGCAGCAGCGACCGCAAATGCAGCAGCAGCCTTTTTGCCAAATGCGCCGACCTTATCGCCAAATGTTTGTATTTCATCATCAGCATTTTTTAATCCTTTTTTAAGATTATCAATGTCAGCAGCTAGAGATAGCGTTAAGGTTCTACTTGCCATCAGCAAACTCTTTTCTAATTTTTGTAATTATATCCTCAAACTCTTTAATAAGTGTTGGTTGTAAATGTCTTATTGTTGGATAAATAAACCAACCACGAGAACCAGAACCTTTACCCATTCCACCAGACCAACGCGGAAATTGTGGATATTTGCTCGAACCAAATTCGTAAGCTGCACCAATACCTTTGCGTTTGCCTTTAACATCATTGCGAGTGTTAAATTGTGTTGTTGCACCACCGCTAAATTTTTGACCTGCAAATCCAAATTGTATTTCACCTAATAATGATGATGCTTTTACTTGACCGCCTTGCGCAATACGATCAGCAACCTTGCCTCTTGATGATGCAATGCGCCTTATTGCATCTAATTCCTTTTGCGCTAATTCTTGAACTTTGCGTTTTGTTTCTGCAACAGCAATATCGCTCATTTGCCGCAAAACTTTAGCAATGTTATTTAGTTCTCGTTTTTCGTAGAAAATTGAAGGTGTGGTGCTAATTGCCATGTCGAGCCTCCAATACTTCTATTGCTGTCAAGATGTCGTCTGCATCAACCCATTCACTCATTGGTATCTTTGTGGCAATTGCCAACTCAACCAATAATCTGCTTAGGCTTCCTGCTGGATGACTTTTGGGTCTGCATCACCGACTATTACATCGGAAATAGTTTCCATCCAAGCCTCAAATGGTTTGACTGGTTTTCCAGCAGCTTCACGCTTATGTGCGTTGTATGCTAAAAACATCAGATCCCACATGCCAAGTTTTTCTTTTGCTTGGCTAATAGTGAAAGAAGTAGCCTTCTCCCACTTAGCCCACTCAGGCGGTTGGGCAATGTATGTTGCTTGCTCGCCTGAGTTATATTCAATTGTGATTGGTAACTTCATTTTGCTCCCGTTTCTATTTCTTAACTGAATGTTTCGACTACTGCTCCACCTGAAACTGTGAATTCAAAATCAACAGTCTGCGCATCAGTTCCTGCGCCTCCGGCTGTTGGGAATTCAGGCTTAATTGGAAACACAAATTGTGCTCCAGTTGCAGTTGTTAGTGTGATTGAAATGTCTGTGTCTGGTGAGCCTTCTGCTGCTGTCCATAATGCCTCACAAACAGAACTTGCCTTGCCCCAATCGGCTAGCATAGACAAAGCGAACGATCCGCTGATATTGGTCGTTTTGTAAGCTGTGCCATCAAGTGTTTCGTAAGCTTGTCGCTCATTCACTTTTGTTAATACTGCGCTGGTTGCTTGTGCTTCGATGTCTGTTCCACCTGTGAAAGACAACGAAATATCGCGACCGGTGATTACTGTGGTTGCCATGATTTCTCCTTATGCGGTTTGTGTGTAGTAGGTAGAAACTCGAACATCTGCAATTAGCAGCGTGCTTGCTCCAACTTGTGTAACAGTAGGTCTTTCTACTGAACTGACAACATATCCCGTTGGGATAACTGCCAGAACGCTCATTATTAGTTGCTCGATATTATCTAATGAAGCAGGATTGCTATTGTAAGCAACGGCAACTGAGATTGTGTAATTAAGTTTTGCGTGAATAGTAGATTTGTTAATTGTTTCTAATTCAATGTATGGGCTATCTGGCACAACTACAACAGCTGGTGGAATAACAGTTTCAGGCACAAATGAATAAACATTTCCTGCAACGCCAGCAAGTGCTGTGGCTAGTGGTGTGCGAACTGCTGAGAGAATTGTGCTCGGCATTTATTGACACATACTTTCAGGATCAATGTATGAGCCAAGTAAGCCAACGCATTTATTGAATAAACTTCTGCCCATGCGAAATGGTGTGGCTGTAAAATCTACTCCTTCGATTTGTCCGCCTCCGGCAAGTCTTGCTTGAAAGACTTCGACTGAAACTGTGTAAGTGGCTGATTGAACAGCTGCGTTTCCAACATAAGTTGATGCACCAGATAAGGTAGCAACTCCGGATGGGATGACATTAGCTTCGAGTATATTGGCATTAGTGATTGCAGCCGTAAAGGTGTATTGCTCCAGATCTCCTGCCAAAACTGTTCGTGTTCCGTTGTATGGGCTTCCGCATCCTGTGATGACAACTGATTGTCCTTCGGTGAATTCATGTATTCCTAGTGTAGTGAAAGTAGCGACATTATCTGTCAGCGATACCTTCTCGATGGGTGCTTTAAATGTAACTAGCATTGGCAGAATAACTGTTTCTGCTGTGTCAATAATTTGGTTTAAATAAGTATCGTCATACAAGGCAGATGACACACCAAGCACACTTCGCAACTGTGCAGCTGTAATTATGGTTGGCATGTCATCTCCTTTAGATCTCCCTAGAGCAACTGCCTGTGATCGGGAGCAACCACAGGCATGACCATTATTAGGTTAGGTTAAAGCGTCTAACTCCACCGGCAACAAGTGTCTTAACAGCCATGTAGCCGTAAAGCATTGTTTCAATTTCGCCAGTTGAAACAACATTTGTGGAAAGTTGTAGAACTGGGCTTTCCATGATTGCAACAGATGATGGCACAACAATAAATGCGCTCTCATCAATTGAAGTTGAAACAGCCTTATTGGACACGAATAAATCCAAGCCCATTACATTTCCGCGTAGCGATAGTGGTGATGCTGCTCCAGCGGCATTCTGTGGATTTACAGCTGAGAATACTGGTCGCTTTGAACTGTCCTGTGCGCCAATTAGTAATCCCCATTGTGAAGTTCCAGCAATGTAGCGTGTTGCTAACTCACCAGTTGCAAGATATGCAGCAGGTGTTTCTGTCTTTACGAATGCAACAATTCCATCAAGATCGGCTGATGTTGCTGTTCCTTGTGTTCCGCCTGATGTTAATTCTGCAATTACAGCAGCCTCAGTTGCCTGAGCATAAACTCTCCTCATGTTTTCAAGCATCGCCTGATAAAAGCTAGGATCTGCTCTGTCCAAAATCTCCACAGAATAGCGTTGCAAACCCTTGTAGGCTTTTACAGTTGCATCAACATAACTTGAAACAATTCCTGTTTCTGATGGTGCTGATCCTTCTCCAGTTTCTGCGACACTTCCAGAAGTGGTTATTTTTGGAAAACTTACCTGCATTCCGGCGCGTGGCAATGCTCGAGTTCCAATTGCATCAATTGCACCTCTTGCACCAATTTGTGTATCGGTTACCTGTGAAATGAATTGGCGCGGAGAAAATGCAGGATTTGTACTGAACGAATTGTCTGCGAAAGTAAGTAATTTTGCATCCTCTGCTTTTGCATGTGATACCCACTCTGCGCTATCACGATTTCCAAGTGATGCTTTGACTGAGTGCTCTAAGAAATGAGCTTGTGTTTTAATTGGTGAGCGTGGCTTTGTGTAAGCAACTGGTTGAGTTGCTTGTATTGCCACAGGCTCAGATTTTGTAGCTTCTACCGCTTCGGTCGCGATAGGAGCTGTTTGTGTATCTGACACAATGTCCTCCTGTGTTTTTGTTTGCTCCTCAGCGGTTGCTTCGGAATTCTCTGGTGTTTGACTTGCTGCGATTTCTGCAACTCTTGCGCTGTCAATAGCCGGTTCAGCGACCAAACTGACCTCCATGAGCCTAGATGCTTTAACAGTCATTACACCTTTGTTAGCATCAAAATCATCTACGACTACGCCAACGCTAAATCCATCGCGTAATCCCTCAGCTGCTTCGAGCATACTGTCATCACCGGCAATTGTTCCTGCAATCTTAAATGTTGCGTAAATGCCTTTGTCATCCTCTGTTATGTCAATCATTTTTCCAATTGGTCTTGTGCGGTCATGCTCAAGCAATAATTTGACAGGCTTAGAGAAATCAATGCTGCCTTTCTCAAATACTGTTGCACCTGCACTTGTCATGCCTTTTTCATCAAATGACACGATTGTGCCAGACATTGTGCGCTTGCGACTATCAGCTGCGGTTAGTGTTATTGGGAAATTGATCTTTAATGTTTTACTCATCGGATCAAGTCCTCCTCCTCTTGTATTTGCTCAACGCTCATTGCGCCAACGCGATTTAGGATTTCATAAACTTGCGCACGCTCTAATGCAGATCCACGCAAGAAATCGTCAATGTCAAATCTGACCTCAACACCATTTGGCACAAAATCAGCCATAGAAAGTCTTTGTTCAATTGCAGTCAAGATTGGTCGCAATGAGAAGTCAATCAATGCTTTTCTTTCAGCTGTCATGTTTGAATAAGTCATTGATGTAGTTTCGGCAGATATAAAACTTGCCGGAATACCAACTGCGCGTGAGCATTCCAAAGCTAAGTATTGACGGGCTTCATTTAATTGTAATTTAGCAGGGTCGAAACCTAATGCTTGCAATTCGACATCAGCATTTAAGAATGCAGTTGATCTAGTTGCACGACTTGCTTTCCAACTTTCAAGTAATCTTGTAATGCGCTCTGGAGTAAGGTTTGTGCCATTTGATTTGAGCACCATTGTAGGAACTGGCTCTTTGGCATACATCTCAGCTGCTTTTTCTAATTCTTGTGCTGCTCTTATTGTGCGACCTGCACGATTTAGCACACCTTCATCTAATCCGTTAAATACAATTAAACTGCCAACACCACTTAAAGGTAATTCCTCGCCATCAATTCTGTAAAATAAAATCTCAGTTTGATTGTAATTTAGTTGGTAAGTAATTCTATCTGGCGATATTCTTGTCCATGCTCGTACTCTTGCGCCATCACTTTCCGAGTAACTGTCCAAGCATTGTCCATACGCAAATCCTGTGAATAAAATATCCTCGGCGATCCATGCGTAAGTTGCAGATCCGGGAATTCGTGGATCAGGTTGCATTAAAACTCTTGTTGGTCTTATGTGTTCTTTTGTAAAATGATTGTAAGTTTCAATTGGTAATGATCCGACTGTTGAGCAAATTATGTTTCTTGCTCTTGCACATGCTGGAACTGACATTGCTTGCTCACGCGTTGCAGATTGTGTTCCAAAGAATACGCCACCAACGGCAGCTTGAATGTTGTAAGGTGCATAAGATGCAGCCACATCAGTTAGTGGTGTAATTGTCTTGTTTGTAATAAAACGATCTAATAATCCCATTAGCACATAATATACCATATAACCTAATTATCCGATTTGTATGTCTATTTCCGTTTCAGGTTGTGTCGCAAAATATGTTACTAAAGCGGTTGCAACGCTGGCACAAACTGCCACTCGACTTGCTCGCCTTCCAATAATCCAACTTCCATCACCATAAGGCAATTTTGCAGCTGACAAGGTTTGCTGTGTTAACTCCTCTTGTCCAGAATGCTGCAACCTGTGTGAGTTAATTGCTCCAAGCCATCTGTCGCAACTTTCCGCGTATATTGCACCATCCATGTCGGTTACTTGAATGCCTGCAGGAACTAGCCTTGATGCAACTGCCTGGCTTGTTCTTTTGCTGTAAGCAACAGTTTGCGTGTTGTATTTCCTGACATAAGGCGCAATATCGTTGGCAACTGCTAAATCGTTTAAGCTGTAATCATTTGACCAAGTATGAAGCAATTGCACATAAAATCTCTCACCCGATAATCTTTGAGCAGCAACTAGTGCGCCAAACTTTCTATCAGGCGATAGATCAAGTCCAAGCCAAGTAGGTTGCTCAGGATCTAGCGGTATTGCATCTATTTGGCACATTGCCCACTTTTGCGGATCAATTGCGCTGTTAATTGTATCCACCCATTGAGTAAGTAATTCTGTGCGCACAATATCTGGTGGATCATTGATTGCAGCTTTAATGTTATCTGGATGAATTGTCATTCCTAAAGACGGATTGGCTTGAGCAAATGCAGACCAGTTAATCTCACCTGACGGAAGCAAGATTGGTGCATCTGGTTCTGCGCTCCACTCAAACCAACCAATCGGGTCATTGGTCGTAGCTGATGCCAATGCCCGTTCGCGTAATTTGTTAAGTATAACTGAATGCTGATCACCTGCTGAGGAATAGACCCATACTTGCGGATTTTTTGCACTCATCATTGAGTAACGCATTGATGACCATGCATCCTCGTCTTTGTATTCTCGCAACTCATCCATGTGAATTGTTTCGGGTTTGCTCAAACCTCTAGCTGCATTGTTAGCAGCCTTGACAACAAACCGCCTGTTGCCAAATAACTCTATTTCCTCCGCGCCATGTTGCCACCTGATTTTCTTTACTTCCTTCTCAAGTGCCGGATGTGTTTCGATCAAGGCAACAATCTGTCTAAATGTTTCTAGTGATGTGGTAAGTCTGTGAGCTGATGCAAGTTGTAATCCTTCGCCCCACACAAACATGCCCGTCAAGATACGCAACATCATCAATGTGCTTTTGCCATTCTGACGGCTTAGGCAAATTCCAATCTCGGAATGATGCCATCGATTATCTGGTTTAACTTTGTGAGCCTGAATTGCAACAAACTTTTGCCAATCCATTAGCTGTATGCCAATCTCAGTTGAGAAATCAATCATCTCTTGACCTTTAGACGGCAAATCATTGAGTTTTGAGCAAATACGCGGTGTTTGCACACCTCCTAATGTCGATTGAGCGTGGTCTAGGCTTATCTCTCCAGTTGCAAGGTCAATCAATTCGATCCGGTCTGATCGTGGCTGATCGAGGTGTTTTGTGGGTTAGAAA